CGGGCTTGAGATGTTCTTGTCGTATGGCTCGGTTGCTGTTCCGACCAATGGGTAATCAAGCGCGAACGCCGTCTTGTCGGCGAAGTTGGCGGCGCGATACACGCTGACGCAGCGGAATGGATACAGGCCATCCTCGCCGCGCCAAACCAACGGAGATGTGATGCGGTTATGACTCATAGCGAGCGTAATACGAGCGAACAAAGATGGCCGAGATGATGTCGCCGGATGAACCTGCCTCAAGCGCCTGCACTGCCGCATCAACCATCGTAAATCCGGCAGCGATCGTGCCTTGGAACGGCACGACCCATCCGAGGTTCTGGTCATATCCAGTGTTGAGCAGGTCGCCGGACTTCACGTTGTACGCATTCAACGCCTCTCCCGCCAGCGTCTGCCATCCGATTTGTACCTGCACGATCGCGCCGGGCTGAACTGGGATGACTTGACCCGGCATCACCGCGGTTGGACTTCGCTTCTGCGGGGGGGTAGTTGTGTGGTCATATAGCGGAACGGCTTGACCGAGCCAAACGTCATCTCCTGCTACACCGTTGCCATCGGCGAAGAACAACCGAGGAGCGTTAGCATCGGAAAGAACAATTCCCAAAAATCCCGGCTGCACAGGCCCGGGTGCGTTTCGAATGCTGAACGGTGAATAGACCGCAAGGGACGTTTGGGCTACGAGAGGGACGCCGCCTGTGTCGCTACCGAAGAAGGCCGAGTCAACGCACATTTCAGATCTCTCCTCTGCGCTTCAGGTCTAGGGCGATGGCGACCGCCTGCTTCTGATCCTTGCCCTCGCCGATGAGCGTTCTGATCTTGTCGGCCACGGCCTGATCCTTGGCTGCGATCATCTTGAGGCCGGAACGAACCTCCTCAGACTCCTCCGGCTTTGCCATCGGAACGCAGTTGGGGACGGTCTTGCCGTCCTGCTTCTTCGTGCCGACCGCCTCGTAGCCTTCCCAGCACGCGCCCTCAAGACCCATTGCCGCCTTCGCGCCGGGGCGGGAGGACTTGAACGCCGCATCTACGGCCCTGTCGCCAAACTCAGCGCGAACGATGTCCGAGATCAGCGATCCCTTGTCCCATTCGCTGATCTTCTGCTCTCCGATTGAGACTCGACCGCGCTGTATCTTTGACTTCCACAGGTCGAAGACTTTTGCCTTCGGCTGCGACTTGAGTTCGTTGTAACGATCAATGATCTTCTGCGAGTTGTCCATCTTCGCCTTCGCGCCGGGGCGGGAGAAGCGCTCGTTGATCGCGTCTTCGTGCTCGTCCGCAAGTTGATGCAGGCTCGGCCCGAAAGTCTTGCCGTCCTTGAGCATTCGGTAATCAGGCATAGAGCGTGCCTTCTGAATCATGGTCTTGATCTTGGGAATCAATCGCACGATGTCATCGGCCCGGTTCCTGTCCCAAAAGTTGAACATCTCAACCCACAACGCTCTCGCCGCTGACTTGTCGAAAGTCGCCTTTTTAACGGGGCGGGAGAACTTTGAAGTATCGCGAATACGTTGTTTAACGTCATTCGCCTTCTTACTAATGTCCTCGCACACCGCAATGGCTTCTCGCGCATTTCCTACGTTGATTGCGCCCATCAAATCCTTGATGAATATCTCTAGTGACTTTGCACCGGAAAGCACAGACATATCAAGTGCCATCGTCGCCTTCGCGCCGGGGCGGGACCAGCCCGCTTTCTCAAGCAGTTGGCTGTATCGCGAAATGTTTGCGCTGTCACCCTGTTCATGCGCGACAATCAACCGCTGCGCAAAAGTCCTTTGCTTGGTCAGATGATCAAGCGCAGGAGACCATTCTGTTGCAGCAGCCTTCCGCTGTTCGATCGTTGCGATGATCTTCCGCGCTTCAGCCGCGCTGATTGCCATCTTCGCCTTCGCGCCGGGGCGGGAGGCGCGGCTTCGCAGCGCGAGAATCTCGTGCCCTGTCTCTTCGGCAAGTTCCAGCAGATCGTCGTCTCCGACGCGCTTCGCGTGCGCGATCGCCTCATCCACGATCTTCTCCATGGCTTTGTGATTTGAAATCGTGACCGGCTTCATGAGTTTCGCAGCCAGTTGATCTGAGCGTTCCATTCGTGCATTCTCCTGCTTGTCCTTGAGTTGCTCAAACTTTCGGGCCGCCCACGACTTTCCGGAATCGCCTCCCCAAAGGAGCCAAGCGATGTATCCTGCATCGTCCTCGCCGCCCGACTTGTTCTTCTCGTGACGATTGAAGAACGCATGCATCCGCCGAACCGTCTCTGGAGACAGGTGCTTGCGGTTGCTGATGTCCCTCGCTCGCGCCACACCGATGGCCGTTCCGCCCTTCCCGTGCTTCTTTCGGAGTTCAAGGCCACGCCTCGCGTTTGAGGCCATCTCCTCAGTCGGTTGAAGGTCGATCTCGGCCATGCGATGATCCTACCCTGCTGGGAACATCGGTCTACGGGGCATGTTGCTCCCGAACATACGGGTGATCGCGTCCGGTTTCTGTATGGGCTTGACAGCCAGATCGCTCTTGGAGAGCGAGCCGCGAACGGCTTCGGCGCACAGGTCGACGATGACGTCTACGGTGTCATCGTGGCTCCCTGCGGGAAACGCGAGCATCTCATCGATTACAGGCTGAAACGCTGGGAGGACGCGGCCAGCTTCGTCGGTCGGGAATCGGAGTTTCCCTCCTTGGACGAATGGCTGCGCACCCGCCGCACGAAGGTGCTTGTCTCTGTTGCGCTCGACGGCGAGCATCGGCTGCGTTGTCATCTCCCGGAACTGGTCGAAGATGCCTTTCTGTGGGCCGTTGGCCTCCGCGAGTACGACCGAGACGCCTCGCCTTGACAGCAGATCCGCCGCCATCCGCGCAAACGTGGGGAACGATTCGCGGACACGGATGATGTCCGTGACATAGCAATCACGCTTCCCATCCACCTCCGCCACGATGCAGACGGAGTAGTCAGGATCATCTCGTTCCTGCTCCCGCTTGCCGTATCCCCAATCCAGCGCGGCGATGGTTCTCGTCACCTTCGGCCGATCTCCTTGCCGGTAGTGCCCAATCCAGCCCGGCTGGAAGATCAGCAGGTCGCTTGAAAGCGGGATCAGTTCGTAGGCGCGGGCATAAGCCATCGCGCCCATCTCTTCGCGCTTCTTTCGCAGGTATTCCTCCGTGAACACCTCAGGCCACGGACTGATGTCCCCGCGACAGGGCAGGCGCAGCAGCGTGCTGTCCTGCTCGTGGTATCGACGCCAATCCGCGGTCACGTCATCGGTGTGGAACGGCGTTGCCGTCTTCCAAACGCGGCTGTCAAACTCCGCGGCGGGATCAAGCATCGGCATCCAGATGTTTGCCACCGCCTCCTTCACTTGATCGCGGAGCGTTGGCTGCAGGACGGCGTTCCGCAGGTCGCAGATGTCATCGAACCAAAGGACGTCCGCACGGCCACCCGTCCGGCCGAACACGCCGGAGCCCTGAACGGAAGGGTCGCGCCGTGATGGCAAACCCGGCGCTGTCACGCTCCATGATGTCACGGCTTCTTCGCCAGCCTTGATCTTGACACCGGGGAACACGGCTCGGAACGCGTCGGATCGGATGATCTCGCGGATGAACTTCGTCGTTTGCCCTGCGGCCTCGTCGTTCTGGCTGACGATCTTGAACCGGGTTCCGGGCCTGACTCCCAGCCACCACGCTGTCATGAACGCCATCGTCGTCGTCTTGGCGTGTCCACGAGGGATCTCGGCGTACCAAGAGAACGCTGTCAATGCCTGATGGATGAGTTCGCGTTGGATGTCGCTGACTGGCTTGTTCATCGCCAGAGCGATGAAGCCGAGCGGATTCTCGCGTGCGTCTGCGACCGTCTGTTGTGGCAGAAGAGTCTGTCTCGTCACGACTTGGGCTTGATTGACGCTGCGACTGCCTTCATCTGTTCATCGGTGATGCTGGCAATGAGGGCGACGTTCTCGGTGCTTTGTCCTTCGTGGAGGCGCTCAAGCCTGTACGCCTCGATCACCAGATCGGCGTTGTTTCGGTCGAGCATCGCAAGCGTCTGGACAGCGCGAATCTTGTCGCGGATGTCCGTCGCGGGATCTGCCAGTATCCGACCCACGATGCGCGGGGCGGCGATGTAGGCCTCGGACGGGATGTCCCATCGCATCTTGACAGCGCGACGGATGAGCGACATTGTCTCGGCTGCGCCGTGCGCCTCCAGAGGGCCGGAGACGAGCGGAGTTGGCTCCGGGGCGGACGCTGCCCCTTTCCCCTCGGCTTC